TCGAAATCCTTGGACACTTTCTCACTCAAAGGTTCGGGAGCCTTGTCGAACATCTTGTCCACGGCCACAGTGTCGAAGGCGCGGTTGCCGATGGCAGGCTCACCGAGTTCATACTCGGTTCGCCACATCTCGGTGGGGATCTCCTGCTTCTTCGCATCGATGGTCTCCTGCGTCAGCCACCCATCAATGGGGTTGGCCGAGCACTGGTAGCACCACTGCACGACGGGGAGATCGCGTTCTTCGAACCTGCGGCGAACCTCAGTGAAAGTCCCCTCAGGGTTCTGCCACGTTGAGCACATAACTGTGTAGGGCTTGATGATGTCGCCCATGTAGTTCTTCTGTGGCATCGGCTGGCCCAAGGCCGCATCAAGGATGTCCAAATCCATCTCATCGATCTCGTCAAGGATCAGGAAGGGCGGGTGAGGGCCACGGACCGTCTTCTGTGAGGCGGTGAGGGGTCGGATGCGAGCCTTGTTGGTCAACTTGATCAAGGTCTGGGATTCGGTCTCGATCATGTACCGGGGCGAGTTCTCGTAGTTGAGCGCGTTACGCATGTGCTCGTGGAGGTTGGAGGACTGGGCCAGCGACCCACCCAGCATGTTTACATCGGCCCCGAGCAGGAAGGATTTGGTGATCCCCAGAATGGACAGCATGAAGGACTTGCCAGACAGACCTCGGGAGCCATGCCACAAGGTAATGGACCCGCCACGGTTGAAGTAGGCATCGGCAAAGGCTTGGAACGGGGCAGTGTGGTCCGGGTTGCCGCAGGTGTGGCGGGGGATGGTGACTCCCCACATGGTGTGGACGATCTGCCAGAGTTCGTCGTCATTCTCAGGCAGTCTCCCTAGGTAGAAGTTGCCCATCAGCGCGACCCGCTAGGAAGTCTCATGCCCTTGAACAACTCGCCCTGCTCCCACTTGGGCTTGCGCGGGAGGGGCTTGTTCTTCATGTGGATCAGACGCTCGCGCGGGACGAGACGACGGGCATCCTTGGAGTCCGTCACATCGAAATGAGTCTTGCCTACGGGATGGTTGATCTTTACCTTGCCGACACCCTTGATGTACCCGTATGGGTTGAGTCCCTTCTTCACCCTAGCCTTGGCGCTCAGTCGTGCCGTGACCTCAGGTGCCTTCTCGGCAACACCATGGACCGCATAACTACCGGGATACTCGGACTGCTTGGGGCGATTCTTGGCGGGAGAGACTTCTCCGCTGCTGCTCACCTTGAATCTAGGCTCGGGATGGAAACCCAGAGGGGCCTGAGGCTTGGGCTTGCGCTTGAGCAGGTACTTGCCCTTCTTCCCCACCCGGATGACATCCTCGGCGAAGCCGGGAGCCGAGGTGAAGCCAGCCTTGGCCACCTTGACCTTCTTCTTGCGCGCGAGGGAAGCCTCACGGGCGGCAAGAATGGCAGACATCCCCGCCCATGTCCCGCCCACAGTGTTGCCCAGTTTAGAGTTTGTCTTGAAGTTCTTGAGGGTATGCGCACCCACGGCAGTGCCCATGGCGGCATTGCCCGCAGCCATGGCTCCATGCCACTTGCGGTCGGAACTCTCTGATTTGATCACCCTGCCGTACTGTCCCGTGGGCATGGCAGGGGCGGGATTGCTCAACTCCGCCTGCTTCTTGCCCTTCTGGTAGGAGTACATCGTCCCGCCCAGCGCCCCGGCCACGATGGCCCCAGCAGCCAGTTGGTAGCCGGGGCGCTTCCACATCGGGGGCTTGACGAGGCTGGGCGTTGAGCCAACGTGGTGTCCAGTGGCCTTCAGGCGCAGCCGCTGACCAGCCTTGCGTGCTTCAGCCTTGCGGTACTGCTTGGGCGTGCTCCTGAGTTGACCCTTGGAGACGCCGAATGCGTCCTTCACACCACGTCTCCTGCCGCATCTCCGAGGACGGTGATGAGCACACTGGTGGACCCCGAGGGGGCCTCAAACTGGCGTGAACCCACCCTGCGAGCAAGCCATGGGGTGTTGTGCCCGATCCTGACCTCGATGCTGTCCTGATCGTTGACCGTCGTCACAATGCCGTGCTTGACCCGGTCCCCGTACCCCATATCGAGAAGAAGCCTGATTGCCGTCTTCTCCTTGATGGTCTTCATTTCCCTCGGGGCTTCCTCATGGGCTTGCCAGACTGCCCGTTGAACCGGACACCGTGATAGCGGATGTCCAGATACTCGATCCGCTCCAGCACCTCCTTGCGGGAGACGCCACGGGTAATCTCAAAGTGCATCGGGTCCCAGTACTTGGGGGACCAGTCGCCGCCCCATGTGATGACCTTGTAGACCCGCTTGATGCGCTTGATGGCGGCGATGTTCTCGGGCTTAGCCCAGAACCTGCGGTTGGCGGCTACCTGAGCGCCTTCCTTTGCCCAGTTGATGTCCAGTGCCGTACCCGAGGCATGGTTGCTCCACAGGTTGATCGCACGGGACTTGCGGTACACATACCCCGCATCATCGAACGATCCCTTGTCGATGGGGCGAATCCAGTCGTGATAGTCAAATGCTAGGGCAAGGAAGAGTGGCAGGATGTCCTTGCGCATCCTGATCTTCCTCGTGGTGAGCGGGACCGTATCCGTGCGCAGCAACTTGCTCGTGGGCACGAGGACAGGCCAGCCGTTCAGGCTTGTGGCCATTACTCCTCCTCAAACTCTAGTTCCAGTTGCTCGTACTCATTCATCAGCAGGCTCTTCCTCGGCCACGGGGGCGACGTACTCCACTTCCTCAGTCAGGGAGGCCGTGCCCTTGTTGCCGATGTTGTACGAGGCGAACGAGGTGATGATGGACAGGGCGATACCGCCGAGGATGTATCCCAGAAGCATCAGCCAGTCGAACTGCCATGCATTGATCTGCTGAGCGCCGACGTAGATAAGGCCAGCCTGTGCGCCGGTCTTGATTCCGCGTTCGATGGCATCGAGCATGAACTCACGAGTGAACATTGAGTACCTTCCTCTCCCTAACAGTTTCCCAGCGCTGTCTACTGGTAGTTGTTCCCCAACCCGATCCTGTTGCCGGATTGGCTGGCTCCTCGCTGGAATCTCGGCAGTTTGGGGGACTTTCTTGTTCCGTACTCATCGTCCCGGCTGTTCAATCTCAATGGAATCCATGTCAGCCCATCTAGAACACCAGACCCCCACAAGGTCAGCGTGCCGCATCCCCAGATCTTCTCGAAGGATCCGTCGTCCTCGTTGTCGATAACCTCCATGTGCTGGACAGTGGCGCTTCCCCCGGCCATCACCGAGGCGATCCCTGTACCTCGGGAGGTGAGCCAACTGTTGGGCTTAGTCTCGCTCTCGGCGTAGGTGTGGTCGAAGGGGTTGATCCAGTAGACGGGCGAGACAGCGTCCTCGTGAGCGAAGGACTGCTCGGGAGTCACGGAGATGATCCCATCGAACTCATCCATGCGGGCTATCAGGTTCATCCCCCGTGGCCAGTTGGCTGGGACCTCGTATTCTTCGTCAGCCCACGCGAGAGTGTCTCCGTCAGTCAGGAGACGGCGGGTATAGAGGCTGTTCTTGTCTGTCGTTCCGCCATCAACGACCTTGTACGTGTGGTGATAGCCGCTGAAGCCGTATGAGGAGATGATGGAGAGATAGAGATCATCAGGACCACAAAACCCTGATAGGAACTGCCCGCCTGTGTAGAACGAGATGCCGTCCACGATCCACGGGGTGGATTCCCCGACACTGATATCTCCAGTGAGCACATCCACGATATAGAGCGATTGCTCAAAGTGCCCGCCACTATAGGAGTATCCACCTGTGGAAATGGCAGCCCTTCCGCTTCCTGCCCACCAGTAGGGGACGGGATAACCCTCGTCGTAGGTGTCGGTGCGAAGCCAGTCAGTCTGGATGTACTTGAGCCAGACGAGAGTGAACACATCACCGGCAGTGCTGAACAACGCCGGGACTATGAGTTTGGGATTGTTAGGAGTAGATACGTCATTGGTAGAGAGGAAGAGATTCTCACCGACCGTCGTTCCGTACGGACCAGCCGCAGTGAGATAACTAGTTGGATTGTCAGAGCCGGGTATGTTTCCCGGCCATGTATCAAGGACGCTTCCGTCATTGGTGTTGATGAGATGGACGTTATTCCAAGCACCATGCGCACTGCATCTGAGAAGAATCCGGTTGTCGGAGACAATCCCATAGAGCCGCGCTCCAGTGTGGCCTAGATCTTTCCAGATGTAATGCCAGAGTT